CCAGAATTTTGCGCGTCAAGCCGAAGGGCTCGCCATGGACGCTATGAGAGCGGTTATTGGTTACCTGGAAAACCTCGCGACGGGAATAGAACCCGCCGGCGAAGCTATGAAACTGGCGGCCGAGCGCTCGCTTGATGAAATCCACGGCGCTTGCTCCGCGGTAGCGTGGGACCACGACGAACTGCAACGGGTTGCGGATTTCGTGGCCGGGCTCACCCTTCACGACTGGCGGGGCGTGCCTGGCGTGCTCCACCCGTGGCAGTTGCACCTAGCCGGGTGCCTGCTCGCACGCCGGCGGCAATCAGACGGCGAGCCAGCCACCCGCTCGATGGTGCTCGAAGTGGGCAAGGGCAACGCGAAATCGACCACCGCGGCCATGCTGTGCCTGTACTTACTATCGACCTCCACCGACCGTATCGAACTTTGGAGCCTGGCAACGAAGCGGGACCAGGCTCACCGGATCATCGAGAATGCCGCCAACTTTGCCCGCGGCCGTTCGGACCTGGTGCACCCCGGCGGCCCGCTGCAGCTCAAGCAATGGGAGATTCTCCACCGCGGCAATCGGTCGGTGATGGGCTCGGTGGCCACGAAGGAAAGCACCGCCGATGGCCTTCTTGGCCGGCTGTACCTGGCCGACGAGTGCGGCCGCTTCCGAACAGGTGACCGCACGCTCGACAAATTGGGAATCGCTCTCCACAAGCGGCCCGATTCACAGCTTCTCATGTTCACCACCCCCGGCCAGGAGCGCACCAATTCGTACTACCGCCGGCGGGATTCGATGGAAGTGTCACTACGCCAGGGCGAACTGCCCATCGATCAAGTGGCACTGCTGTACGGCATCGACGCGAACGACTCGGCTTTTGGTGAAGAAGGCGAGCGGAACTGGCCGAAAGCCAACCCGATGATCGGGTGCGGCGTAATGGGCGTGGAGAATATCCGCACCCTGTCCAGGGAAGCCGGCGTGGATTTAGCGAGCCGCTCCGAATTTGTGCGTGAAGTGGGGTGCCGATTCGACGACCGAGCCGCGTCGTTTATTGACGTGCAAATTTGGGATCAATGCCGGGAGGATTTTGACCCGCTGGAAATCTCGAAGGGCCGTCAAGTATTCGCCGGCCTGGACCTATCCAAACGGCACGACCTGACAGCGGTGGTTTTCGCGTGCTTAAACGACGCGAAAGATACCGTATACCTGTGGGGGCACTCCTGGACCTGTGAGCACGAAATTGAGACCCGCGAGCGAATGGGGAATATGCCCTATCGGCAATGGTCCGAAGCCGGCGCAATCACGATATGCCAGGGCAATACCATTGACCTCGATACCGTAGGCGAGTATCTCAAGCAATCGGCCGCTACTTTGGACCTGCGTGAAATCAACTTTGATCCGGTGAGTGGTTCAAGCGCTACTTTAGAACAGTGGCGGCAAGCCGGCCTGCCGATGGAAAACCACCGACAAGGGCGGCTTGAAATGTCGCCGCCGCTCCAAAATCTATACACCCGCACCGCTTCAATTGGCACGCCAAGCCGGGAGTACCTGAAACACAACGGATGCCCGGTGCTACGGCAGTCGATCCGCAACGCAAGAATATCCACCGATTATGCCGACTCGCCCGTGGCGGAGAAGGATAAAGCCGCCGGCCGTATTGACGCCCTGGTAGCCGCCACAATGGCCCTAACAGGAATCGCGCGGCATCTCAAGTCGTCCCGGTCTTTTTACGAGACTTCAACGGCGATATAACGTACAATAACGCCGCTAGTGGGGAATCGGGGTACCGTGGGCATTTTTCGAAACTTGACGCGGCGATGGTGGCCGCAGCGGGTTGGCACTGCGGTGTACGTGTGGCCGTCTCCCGACCTGGCCACCACCCAAATTACCCCACGCAAAGCCGACACGCTCCCGCCGGTGCAGCGTGCAATCACGCTTGTATCAGGTGACCTTGCACGTTTGCCGGCGTCGGTGCAGTCGAATACGCCAGCAGGTTGGGATACCGTCGAAAGTCGTATAGGCGAATTACTTACCAGGCAGCCCAACCAGTACCAGAGCGGCTTTGAATGGCTGCGCGGGATGATTCGGGACCTGATGCTGTGGGGCAATGCCGGGAGCCTGATTCGCCGCACCCGCGGCGGCGAAGTTCTCGAACTGGTGCCGCTTATGCCTGAATCGTTTTCACTTCAATACCGGCCTGAAGCGGAGGTGCACTATGAGCATGCTGATTTAGGGCGGATTGAGTGTGACGATATCATCCATTTTCGGCTTGCTGGTGATTCGATATTGTGGGGTGATTCACCGATTGTCCGCGGCCGGGCAACGCTTGATCTGCTCGCAGAGCAGGAAGAATGCGGAAGACAACTATTCAAAACCGGCGGCATCGGCAAGGTGGGGCTCTCAACCGATGAACAAATTGGCGAAGAGTCGGTACGCAGACTTCAGCAAGCATTCCGCGAATCGCACGCGGCGGTAGGCTCGTTGGCTTCGCCGATCATCATGCAAGGCGGGATGAAAGCCGAAACCGTCGGCAACTCGCTCCGCGAAGCCGAGTGGAACGAAGCGCGAAACTGGAGCGTACGTCAGGTGGGTATGTTGTTCGGGGTTCCGCCGCAGTTGCTATATAGCGGCGATTTCGGCACGCATGAGAACACCTACGAGCAATTGCGATGCTACGTCGACGGCTGTTTGAGCCATTACGCGGCGATTGTATCGGGTGAAATTGAACGAAAACTGCTTGCACCTGGAGAGCGGTATCACTTTGATATGCGGCACCTGCTTAAAGGCAGCACCGATCAGGTGATCGGCTCGCTGCGCCAGGCAATCGACGCCGGCGTAATGACCCAAAACGAAGCACGCGAAATGCTAGGGCTACCGCAGATAGAAGGCGGTGACGAACTGGTATTTAGCAAGAATTACGCGGCCGGCGGCATGACCGATGCCGACGACGACGACGACGAGGAAACTCATGCCGAAGATTGAGCGCAGGCAGTTGACTATCACCGCGGCTAGCACTGACGGGCATACCTTCCGGGGTACCGCGGTGCCATATGGGCAACTTTCGCACGTCCTGGAAGACCGAGCACGGCCCTACCGCGAGCGGTTCAAGCGTGGATCAATCAAACACGACGCGAGTACGGTTTTGATCTACGGGCACGAACTTGGCGCGGTGCCGCTTGGCCGCGTCGGTTCCGGCACGCTGCGCTTCGGGGAGACCGACGCCGGCCTGCAATTCGAGGCGGATCTGCCGGAGGCCCGCGCCGACATTGTGCAAGCGCTTGAACGCGGAGACCTCGACGGCAGCGTATCAATCGGATTCATTGCCGACGCTGACACCTGGAACAATCGAACAAACCCCGCGGTACGCACGGTGCAAGCCGCTACGCTGGTGGAACTCTCTATCGTGACTCGCGGGGCGTACGCTTCCGCAAAAGGGAACTTGCAACAATGAATGCACGAGAAAAGCGCGCCAATCTTGAGCGCGAAATGCGGCAAATTGTCGAACATGACGGCGAACTGTCGAGCGAAATGGCTACCCGTTTCGAGCAACTGGAAACCGAACTCGACCAGGTGGATGCCGAAATCCGCGACGCGGAAATCCGCGAGCGATTCGCCAACCGCGAAAACCAGCCGCAGCACCGCGCCGTGGCACCCGGCAAGCCGGCAATCGAAACCACCGACGCGCTTGGGGAGCAGTGGAATGGCTATATGCGGTGGTGGAACTCCGCCGGCCGTGACCGCTCCGCCCTGGTTGAATCTCGCGACCTCAACACGTCCGACGATTCCGCAGTGGTGCCGGCGGACCTGTCCGCAGAAATGGCACGGCTTTTTGGGAATGTTTCCGGCGTGCGAAACCACATCCGGGTAAGCAGTTACCCTACGGACCTCAAGGTGCCGACCGTCGCCACCCGCGTGGCACTCACCGCGGTGACCGCCGAAGGTACCGAAGCCGATGAAACCGAGCCAACCTTCGGAGAGATCGACTTCACGACGGATCAAAACGTTTTTGCAACCACCGAACTGACCGTCCAGGTCATGCAGGACAGCCGGCCCGAATTGGTCTCCGAGGTGCAGATGCAACACGCCGAGGAAATCGGCCGGCTCTGGTCATCGTTCTATTGCAACGGGCTCACTGTTTCGACCGTGCAGACCGATGCAATTTTCAGCGCATCAACAAGCGGTATTAACACCCTGGAAACCGCGAGCGCGTCGGCAATCACCGCTGCCGAACTCATCGAGGCACGGTATGAGAAACTGCCGGCGCAGTACTGGGCCGGGTACGGGAATCTTTCGTGGTGTATGGGCCAGGATACCTTCGGCAAAATTATGGGCTTGCTCGATAATGACGGGCGGCCGATTTTCCAACCGCTTGCCAATTCCACACTCGCCGCAGATATCCAAGGAACCTTGCTTGGTTTGCCGGTGCACATAGATAGCAACGCGCCGGCATTCTCCACCGGTAACGCAATTATTTCGCTAATGCCACAAAACGCCTACCGCGTCGTTGACCGCGAACCTGGTTTGGTTACTAACCTGAATCCTTGGGTGAAGCAATCTAGCGGCTTGGTGCAGGTGAACACATACCAGCGCAGCGTAGGCCGCTGGGTGCGACCTGAAGCCGGCGTGATTATTTCACTTGCTTAATTGCCACTAGCGGGGGGCGCGTCGGTACCTTCCGCCGGCGCGCTCCCACCACTAATCATGATTGAAATATCCTCACAATCCGCGCTGCCGTTTCAACTCTCCGACTTGCGGGATCATTGCCGTGTGAGCGACCGCGCACACGATCCAAGCCTGCGCCGCTGCTTGAATGCTGCGGCGTCGATTGTTGAACGGTGGAGCGGGTTGTTCTTTAGATCTACAACCGTTGACGCATATTTCCGCGGCAAGCCGGAGCCGTACCGCTTTCAATACGGCCCGGTTACTTCGGTAACGTCGGTGACTAATACCACCGACTCATACACTATTTCATCGTCTTCTTGGGAACTTGATAAAACCACGCCCTGGCCAACTCTCCGTAGCACGAGTGATTCGGTTTGGAGCACAGACAAAGCATACGCCGTTCGATACGTCGCCGGCTACAGCACGGTGCCGGACCCGCTTAAAGTGGCGGTATTTGAACTTGCCGCGCTGCACTTTGAGAACCGCGAAGCCGCAATACCAAACCGGCTCAACTCGTTGCCGTTTTCTATCCAATCGATCCTTCAAGCCTACGGGCCGCGGGGCATGTAATGCAGGCCGGCAAGTTACGCCAACTCGTGACCGTCCAGGTACCCACCGAAAGCGTGGCGGCCGACGGGCAACGCACGTTTGCGTACACGACTGATTCGACCGAGTGGGCAATGGTGCGCAACATTTCGCAAAGCAAAGGCACCGACGGCGAAATGCAGGCCGGCGGGGTTGAGCGGTACGAGGTGCGTATGCGGCACCGCTCCGGCATTGAGTACGACACCCGCTTGCAATACGACGGCAAGACCTTGCAGATAGTCGGCCGTGAAAACGTCAACGAGCGCAACCGCGAGTGGCGGCTAGAGTGTGAGGTTGTAGAACAATGAGCGCTTCTAATTCAACCATTCACATTGAAGCCGATTGGCGGAAACTGTCGCAAAAGATTGTCGGCCTCGAAGGTTACGCCGGCCGCAATGCAATGGCCGCGTCAATCCCGGCGGCTTTTCGCGTGATTGACCGTTTCAACGCACGCATGATCAGATCAGCACAATGGCGCACCAAGCCACGCGGAAAGAAGGCCTTCCGCAAGAAAGCCGCTTCTAAGGGCGGATACGCCTACAAAGTGCAACCCAAGAAACCGCGCGACTTTATGACCGGCAGCGGTTACTACAATTACAAGCCTAAAGAAATGCGGCACGCGCATTTCGTGGAGCACGGCTTTACCGCACGCGGTGGCAATGACATTCCCGGCCGGCCGTTTCGAAAACAGGCATTTAATCGGAAATCCCGCCAGGCACAACGGCGATTCATCGAAGCCGTCCGGGTGGCTATTGCAATTGCAAGCAAGCACCCAAAAGGCCGCGTGACCGTCAAACAAATTGAAGCTAAAATCGGCAAAGCGTGGGGGAAAAAAGCATGAGCTTGGCAAGTGACCTGCGCAACGTATTAACCGCGCACGAAGCGTTAACCGATCTGGTATCGGAACGGGTTTCTCCGTACCTACGAAACCGTGACGATCCTTTTCCCGGTATCACGTTCGAAATTGGGACCGAGGAACTCATTACAGCTACCGGAAACACCGTCCAAGATCGAAAAGCCGAAGCAACTATAACGGTGCACGCCAGGTCTTTTAATGATGCCGAGACTATTGGAACCGCTGTGCTCGGTGCTATTGAATCGGTGACGCCGGCGGGTGACCTATCGCACGTCCGGCCGATGGAAGTCGAAAGAACTTATGAAGAGCCGTACGACGGTTCAACTGACCTGGTATATCGGTGGGCGTTGACCGTCCACCTGAAGGGATAAAACAATGGCTGTATTTGGCGGATTCAACGGCTCGACAATGACATTTGGCGGTACCGCGTATTTGCTCCGCAATTGGAGCGAGTCTGGAAATGCACGCACACAAGTAGATATAACCTCAGCAGCTGATAGCCGCAAAGTGAGCCTTCCAGGCAAAGCAGAACCGCGTACTTGGTCGTTTGAATGCGTGTATGAATCTGCGACTTATGCAACGTTGCAAGGGTACCTTGACGACACCACGCCGGCGTCGTTGGCGTTGAGCCTGGGCGGCAGCGAATCCGTCGCAACTGTCACCGCTTCGTTGATTGGCCTTGAATTTACCGGAGAAATGGACGACGCCGTGACGTTTACAGCTGAGTTCTTGATCCACGAAGGGTAATTAATGACCTACGCCGACCTCACAAAACCCACCAGGCAAATTGTGGAAACCCCTACCGGCAAGGTGACTATTCGCTCACTAAAGTGGGCCGAAGTCGCGCCGCTGCTTGAGCTAACCGAAGCCGAGCAAGCGCCGGCGCTGATTGCGGCAAGCGTAGTCGGCACCGATATGACCAGGGCCGAAGCCGGAGAGTTGCCTGTGCCGGTGGTAATGGCTTTAGTTGATGCAATTACCGAATTGAACGGGTTACGAGGTGAACCGGAATGACTGCGGCCGACCGCGCCGCGTATGCAATCGCGGAGCGGCTCGGCATAACGGTACGTGAAGTTGTTGAACATATGACCTGTGCAGAATATCTAGGCTGGATTGCACTTCCGCAAATTGACAAGCAAAACGAACGTGAAGCGAACCTATCTAAATTGTTTTCAAGGGTAAGCAATGGCCAAAGTCGGTGATTTATTTATCAACGTAAAAGCACGCACCACGGCGCTCACCAAAGCGCTCAAGGGCATGCGCCGTCGGCTGCGTCGATTTTCTAAGTCTGGTATGGCTATGGTCGGTGGAATTGCCGCGGGCTTTGTTGGATTTAAAGCTGCGCGTTTTCTGCTTGGGAATATGATCGGGCACTCCAAAGAATTTAGGAAAGCTTGGGCTGGGGTAGTTACTAAAGCTGGGGATTTAGGTGCCAAGCTCGCGCAAGCAATCGGGCCACAACTAGCCCAAGGTTTAAATCACCTGGTTGATTGGCTTGAAAATACCCAGCTTCTCGAGGACCTTTTTATCGGTTTGGGAATTGCCTTGGAAGCACTAGGGCCAACTCTAAAGAAAATACTAGAAACCTGGGAAGCAATAGTTGATGTAATAGCCAGGGTGATAAACGCATTGAGCGGGGTTTCTATGAAAGACGCAGCAACACCAATTACACAACAGGAACTTGCAGCAGCACGGGAGCAGGCGGGACCGAGCAGGCTGGAACGTTGGCAACGCGAGCAGGCCGAAAAGACCGGGCAACTCGTCGAGAATGTGCAGGTGCCCCAATGACCTGGAGCAGTTATTTGCTTGCTGATGACGATGACCTGGTGATATCTCGCCAGGGCGCATGCGTCACAAACGGTAGAGCTATTATCCAGTGGTCCGGAGCCGGCAACAAATACCCGATTGACGTTGCTAAGCAACTCGCCGCAAGCGATACCACCGGCCTAAAATTGCGTATAAAAAACGGCCGCACAGTTGACGAGTACAACGCGAGCAGTACTACGTGGGTTGATACCAACCCGACGCAAATTACGCACAGCGGCACGACCGCACCGATGCGTTGCCGTGACGTTGATATCCGCCGCGTTGAAGCCGGCGGAAATTTGTTTGAAGTACGGTACAAGTGTTCGGTGTATGGGCCAATTGCCGGCGAAAGCGGAAAACCATTGAGCGACCCGCCGGTGCAGGTTTCAACCGTAGCACGCGGGCGCTCCGTTTCGATGTTCCGAAGCGACGCTACAGTGCCAACCGAAACCGAGATCACCGGCCTGAGTCCTACATTATGGAAGAACAGCGGTAACGATATTGGCGGCCGAAAAGTTGACATAAACTGCCGCGGTATACCTTCACAAGTTGACCAAACCGTAATCACTATATCCTGGCCGGCGTTTTATACCGGGTATACCTGGAACACCACCGAAGGGCACGACGAAGACAATACCGACGGCACTTATACAGACCTGAAGAGCTTGGGCGATTGGGTAGGAGGCCGCAACTCAAAAGAATTTTTAGGCTATCCGGTGGGCTCGCTGTATTTCGAATCGATCGATTTACAGCCTATGAACGAATACGAATTCCGGCGGGTTTCGATTTCGCTGGTTTATGATCAATGGCACCACGCCCACCAAGCACCACTAACGATTGCCGGCGGCTCTCAGCCGGTGACGGCCGATGCAGATACTGCGGAACTGCAAGCGGCTACGGTGTTATGGCACCAACCATATTTTGATGCCTTTTACATTGAGTCGGGGAACTCACCGTTCCCGGATTATATCCTTACCTGGCTCACCGACTTGTATCAGGTGGCACCATGACCCGTTTTACTAACGGCATCGGTCGCCTGCGTGCGCAAGACTTGAATGACATCATGAGCGCTGCTGGTCAAGTGAACCGCGCCGGCGGTATTGTCGACCCGTACGAAAGTCGAGCGTTTGGACCGGTGCCGTGCAAAATTTTATCAAGCGTAGAAATGGACGACCCGCATACCGGCCGGTGGTTTTACACCGTGCGCGAGGTGAGCTTTACAAGTGACCGAGTCGGCACCGAGCAAGAAAACGGCTTGAACATGGAAACGGTGATAAACCTAGCCGAAATGCCGAACACCACGACGGTTCATTCAGGGATTACCATTGCCGACCTGCCGGGGAATTTTGAACTACAAGCAATCACCGCCGGCTCGATTGTATTGGTCTGGACCACCGGCAACGGCCAGAGCACTGGTAATAAAATCACCGGGTATTTCAATCAACCGGGTGAATTCGACGGGAACTGTTCGTAATGGAATATCTTATACTTGGCAAGAACTCGGCCAGCATCATACGTATGCAATTCAACGATAGCAGCGGCACAGCGCTAGACTTGAGCAGCAACACTGTGACCGTGGCGATTTCGGCGCTGTCGGTGAGCGTCGCCGCGTCGGCTGTGACCGATGGCACCGACGGCGACTATACCGCAACGATTCCGGCACAATCTAGCGTCGAAGATAACGCGCTGTATGACGGGCAACTTCTGGTTTCGGGTAGTTCACCGATAGAGGTGGAATTTGAAGCACAGGCCGACGGGGACAGCGGCACAACGCCTACGTCGTACGTCGTCGCCGGCAACACCGTGACCGTATCGGCAGCGGTGGGCGGCGTGGCCGCTACCACCCTGGACGCGCTAACCGATGTATCAACGAGCGGTGCAAGCGACGGGCAAGCGCTCGTGTACACGGGCTCGAGCACGTCGTGGGGACCGGGCACGGTTTCTGGCGGCTCTTCGACGCAGTGGGGGCAGCAAGCGGATAGCACGACTTGGCACCTGTGGGAAGATTTCCTCTCCGAATGGACAACGGCGGGGAACTATTCCTGGCTTGCCGGCGGCGTCTCGGGTGGTGGGGGAATGGGGAACATCCACGACAGTACCGCCGACGAGGTGTTCGGCTGCTTGAAATTGACCGATAACGGCGGTACGTCGTCGTGTTCAATGGCGACAACCGGCACGCTGAGCAAAGCAACGCCGGAAGACGGTGACGTGATCATTCTGGAAGCGAATTTGAAGCCGGATACCAGCGGCGGCGGCGAAACTGGGCTCGCAATCGGCGGGATGGTCAATTCAAACTATGAGAACGACTGTTTGGGCTTCGCGCAAGTGGGGGGCAGCACCGACCCGCACCGGGTGGTCGTGGGCTACTTGAACGGCGCCACCAACCTGCGGTACGCGGCTGGCAATTCTAATGATTTCACGCTTTCAACCAGTGATACCGGCACGGCGGCAGCTGACTCCTACGTGCGGCTTGCTATCAAGCTTGTATATCAGTCGAGCGGTTCCGAATGGCTTTACGTCGTATACGTCAACGGATCAAGCGCGGGCAATGGCACGCTCGACGGTGCAAACCCGATCGCGGGCCAGGTCTACGCACGCGGCCAGGGCAGCGGCAACGCCACGTTGATCGATTGGATGCATTGTCAATTCGAACGGGGGGCCGTCACCTATGTGACTTGAAATGCCATGCTTGAAGTATTGACCGACGTACAGGGCGTGCTTATCGCCGCCGCCATCATCTACGCCGCCAAAGAACTGCGGAGAATATCGAATGCGTTACATGATCTCGATCATCGCGTTAGTAGTGTTGAGCGGGTGCTCAAAAGTACAGGGGTTTCGGGCGATGAGCGACGGCCACGCCGGCCCTGATGAAATGCTGGCCGCAGCAGCGGCTGCTAGGGCTGAAGCTAACGCCCTGGAAGCAATCGCCGGGCAGCATTTCGAACAGCGGCAGCGGGCGGTGGGGGCGGCTAGGGAAACCGCGGAACTGCTTGGAGCACCAGAAATTGTTACCGGCCTGGTCGGTGCACTCGGTGGGCTGTTCGTGCCGTCGCCACTAGGCCGGCGGAAATCTTCCGCAAATTCGGCGGAAAGTCGGTCAGAATGACGGCCCGACTTTCGACATGCTGCAAAGTCTGCGGTGAATGCTGGTACGGCGCGACTGTATCAACAGGCGGAAACTGTTTTCACAACACAACAGAACGACTTGAATACCGCTGTGCAAGGCCTGAATCAGACCAGCCGAAAGCATTACAGACCTTTACCCAGAACCCTTCACAACCGAATTGTGAATGTTTAGTCGGCACCTATACAGGTACTGTTACATGCTGTCCCGGCGGATGCGACGATGTAGTTGTCAGGTATCATCATTTCCATCAACGCGAAATAACTGATACTTATGAATACTGGTATCAGAAACCTGCAGCAGTTTTTCCACCGTGTATTAATAATTGTTGTGGGTTTTCGACGGATACAGATTGTTGTACAAACCCGCAAACGTTATCCGCATGCTCTAGTGACTACTATGGACCAGCAGGTGAAAGATTATCCAAATTCCAAGCACGTTGCATTACACACGGAGACGTACAAGCAAAAGTTTTGCCAGGCCGCAGCAGCAATACAAGCGCTGCCGGTTGTGATTTCGGTGATATTTATTGGTGGTTACAAGGCATAGCAAACGAAACCAATACACTTAAGCAATTTAAACGCTACTATTGGGATACCACTACCAGTCCCCAACAGCTCGCAAGCGGAAGTGTTGACCACCTATCCGAATCGCTGATATGCGTCATGCACCCGAGCAAGTGGTGGGAACGGCAATATAACAGCCTTGACCGATCTAATTCAGAGGGCGGCACTGCAAGCGATAGAGCAGCATCAGCGGATCGAACTCCGAAATATTGGGTTTATTTGTGCGCTGGTATACCGCTGTTTGCTTCGGACCTGGACCGATCAACGTTGAACGCAACCGAAATCGGGCAAATTATCGAAGCCGTGCACAATGAAGAACCGTTTCCGCGTGCTCTCGCGGCGCAGCTAGTAACCGACGGTATACTTGAAACACCGAAAGATCACGGCACCGCCGGCGGTAATAAACCAATATATAAAACGATTGAATACGCTGACGGTAGCACTTTTTCCAGGTACTTTTATGCACGCACCGGCGGTTGGTCTTTCGCGTGCCACGACCACCATGGAAACCCCACCGCACAAATTGAAGCCCAGTGGCCGCAAATATCGCTTCAATTCTCGGTTTCGTCACCGTACTATGGCACGTCCTGTCTCACATCAGCTCCGATTCCTGGTAATGACTGCGCGTGCAATTCAAGCGGACCGAACAATAAATGTGACGCATGCAACCCGTTATCTAATACAAATTGTTTACCCAACCCAGTTCCTGCCTGCGGTGAACATTCGAGCGGATACAGTGAACCCTGCGACGGCGACGTAATTATTGGAAATTGTCACGGAATCCGCGGCCACTACTTTGCAATGGACATCGAAGCTCCAAGCAGAACTTACACAAACCCGCACGGGTGTTTAACGAGTAACTTTTCAGTTTTATTTAGGTATTCACATACACGCGAACCTAGCAACCCGATGTCACAAGCGGTATCCGATATGAGCAAATTGCCGGATTCAGCTAACCTGACCCATTTAATCCCCTGGACGGCTTCACGTGCAATAAACACAGGCACCAGCCCTGATGATACTTGTTGCGGTGGGCGGGGGCAGTTCCGTTCGGGCGCTCCGCTGGTGGTATGCCCGGCAACGAGCCCAACCGGCGACGATTGCGACCCGCCGACAATCGGGGGGGGTTGATGTTTATCAACGAGCGGCCGCAACTAATTACACCACCGCCGCCGAAGCCGAAAGCGGCCCCCGGTCTCGGCTCGCTCCTGGCTTGGATGTTCGGCAAGGCCGGTATTCGCAAACGTGCCGGATGCGGCTGCCAACGGCGGCAAGAATGGCTTGATCGGAAGGTGCCTCTAAAATGGCTCAAACTCAAGTGGACGCGGCGAAACTGACGATGTACCATAAAGACTGGCAATATCTGATAATGGGTGATCTATCGGGTTTGACGTAATTCGGCCCAATATTGGACGTGCCAATGGAAGGTACACGAATGCCCAAGCAACGAGCACGACGGGACCGGGTAGCTGTTGG